CCTCCCTGTCCGCCGAGTTCCAGGCGCGGTAAAGATCCAGCGTCGGCACTTGGTCAAGAGTGATGGCGTCGTCTGAGACTTGGCCGGTGTTTTGCAGTTCGTTCATAAGTTCAGATTTGGTTTTTGTGCCGTGGATTTTGTGAAGCTTGTGGATTATTAGATCACGCTCAGACATAATTAAAAAGGGGTCCGGCTGGGTGTTGGTTCCCAGCCGGAGAGTTGTTCAATAAGGGAGGTCGTCCCCGTCTGTGTCTGGGGCCGGACGTTGTGCCGGACGCTGTTCGCGTTGCTGGCCCTGAGTATCCTCCGTTTTACTTCCGAGAAATTGGAAGGCTTCTCCGGTGACTTTCAGTTTTGTTCGTTTTTGGCCGCTCGCCTTGTCGTCCCAAGAGTCAAGTTGCAATCGTCCTTCGATATAAAGGGAACCTCCTTTTTTCGCGTATGTTGAAAGAGTCTCTGCGCTCTTCCCCCAAAAAGTGACGTCAATGAATGTGGTTTCCTCTCGGATTCCGTTATCACTTTCAGCGGAAAACTTGCGGTTGATTGCAAGGCCAATTTCTGCGATTGCGGTGCCTTTTGCGGTGTACTTAATTTCAGGGTCTCTGGTGAGATTTCCGATAAGATGAACTTTATTCAGATTTGCCATAGTGTGTATTTTTTTGTTTTGGGTTGTTGGTTTACTGAGTGGTTGTGCCTTAGGGGAAGGGGGTGAGGATGATGGGAAGTTGAAGCTTCGGCAGCGCATCGGCATAGGCAGCCTTGTAGCTGGTGACGAATTGGCCTAGAGCAACTTCGAGTTTGGTGGTGAAGTCGTCGCGTTTCACTACAACGTGATGCGGTCGCAGGCCGGGGAAAAAACTCCAGAAATGCCACTCAGGCAGCCCTGTGATTGCCATAGAGCCATGCACCTGAGCTTTATACTGCAATGGCAAGCCACCGTCGAGGACATAGCCAACGTGGACCTTAGGTGACGGACACTTGATTTCCACGCCAGAAACGAGCAAGTCGCCCTTATAGATTAGGCCGTCTGGAGAGCACCCGCAGACGCCATCATCCCCCAGGACGAAGCCGACTTCCTCAACTCTAAGGGTGCCGTCGAGAATAGTTGCGAACGCATCCCGAGCTTCCGGCTCGGTCTCTTTGCCCCGGTCCGTAAATTTGTTGCCGAGCCACTCCTCCCAGTCAGGGCAAAACGACTCGCCGATTAGCTCTCGGATGTAGCCCGTGGAGCTTTTCGACAACTCGCCTTTCGCCGCCGTGATAATGTCAGAGAAACGGGAAGCCGTCGGGTGGCCCTTGCGGATGGCGATCCACTCGGGCGAGCCCTGTTCGATGTCGCGAAATATATTCATTCAGATTCCTCTTCTGCGGTGGCGGTGGCCTCTGGCAACTCGGGCGGAGTAAACGGGTCAAGCGGTTCGGAGATGGCTTGCACTTGCTTTGCCGTCTCGAATCGGCGTGATTCAATTTTGTCGGCGTCATGATCTAATGCCTCTCGGAATTCCGGGGAAAGCTGAATCCATTTTGAGAGCCGCCGAAAGCAAGTTTTTTTTGCCATCTCGTCATAATCCGTGACCCATGGCCCGAACTTGCCAGAGCGAGACCGTGCGCGAATAGCGTCAACATCTTCGCGTGGCATCACCTCGCACTTTTCCGAGCCGTCTTTGAACCGAACCAGCGCATAGTAAGCGTAAGCATTCCCCCGCGCTTCCTTGAAATTAATCGAGTGTTTCTTAATTTCCCCCCGGTCAAACTCGAAAATGTCATTGTCACAAACTTTATCGGCGTGAATGTTGGCGACGGTGCCGGAGCGCATAGCTAGGTCCACCAACCCTTTGTAATCAATAATTAGCTGGCATTCTGTAATGCCGAGTTTTCGATTTTCAAATGGGATGAGGTGAGCATTTCGACCGTCCGGCTCAAGCCCGAGTTGCGAGAGAGTCAAGAGCGCATTAAAGAAACTGCCTTGGTGACAATCCTTGAGCTTTGGCGTCCGCATAAGACACGTTGCCGCAACCCGAATAAAGCGTTCTGGCGTCAAATGCGTAGGCAATGCTCGCGTAACTTGGGCCTTGAAATCCTCGCTTTCGAGGAGTCCCTTGATGGTGGCGGGAGCCTTTACGGCATCCTTAGTTATTTGGGTCTCGGTTGCGCTCATTTCGATTCCTCCTTAACGAGTCTCATTCCGAGCAGGGCGGCTTCAGCGTGCAGGTTTTTGATGCGAGTGTCGCCGGACGATTTGAGCTTTTCAAGGGCAGCCGCAATGCTCCGGCCATCGGCGAAATTATCTTTATCACGGACGCTGAAAAACTCATTTTTGTCGTGCATGGTTAAAATCACGCCGATGGACGAGAGCCCGTTTTCCGCAAGGGCGGTCCGCATTTCGACAATGATGTCTTTTGGCGTTTCCGCCGGTGTTGTTGTATTCATGATTTTGGTTTTAGTTGGTGGTTTATTCTGTGGGGCCGTCTTGGATGAGATTGTCCTCAATTAAGCTGAGGATGTCCGGGTCTATATAGTCCACGATGTCGAGCCGAGCGGTCGAGATTTTGCCGGTGACATCTCGGGTCTGGTGGACTAACTCGATGCTCTGGATCTCAACCCCTGGGTCCTCGCCGGGGTAGCAGTCCTCAGGAGCCCCTGAGATATATGGTTCCGTGCCTGGGTCGTAGTCGTATTCGATTTCGACTTCGATTTCGATTGTTGTTCTTTTCGTCATTTTTTTATGGGTTTGATTTGGATTCTCGGGGTCAGGGTCTGTTGCCGTCGCGGTCCAGCCCGTCTGGCCCGGCTCCATGCCGCAAATTTTCGCACCATTCGCGCCATTTGAGGTCTTGCTGCTTTTTGGTGGCGAGTTCGGTGATTTTGCAGGAGGCCGCAAATGATGCGACGATCAGGCAGATAACTGATAGGAGTTCGATCATGATATTTTTTTGTTGGTGGTTTTGTTGGTGATTTTAGGACGCCAGCCTTTGCCGAAATTAAATGTTCGGCCTTTTTCGTATCCGTCCTCGTTTTTTTCAAGCCATCGTGTGCAGGCCGCCCCAACGTCTGACAATGTTTCACGGCCCATTCCCTCATGGCCGTCAGGGCTCAGGGTGAGGTCACGCCCATTCATGCGTTTCACGATTGTTTGTTGGCCGAAAAGGCCATAAAAAATTGAGCGGGAGTCCCGAACCACGAATGTTTCGTGCCCCAGGTAACGACCTGGCGAGGGGAAGAATGAACGACAAGGTGGGTCTCGCCGTCCTTGTGCTTCCAGTCAGTGTGGGTTGCAGGGATCATTTCGATTCAAGGTCTTTTCGGAGCAACCGCGTCACAAAATGGCTGAACGATTGATCTAAATTGTGAGCGGTGGTTTGCCCCTTTTTAAGGAGCGTTGACGGGATGGAGACGCTTACGCTGGTTCGCGTCTTTTTGGGCGATGCTTTTTGTTTCACAACCGAAATAATGCCATAACGCAATAATAGATCAAGATATTTCTTATTATTTTTTACGCGTTCTTCATAACTCGCTAGGAATCAAACTCATCCGTGCGAAAAAAGTTTTGACTCTTAACGCTGTTACGGTATTATTTTCGCAAATGAACCCGAAAATTGATCCCGCATGAAAAAGCATAAATACAACATTCTCCCCGAAGCGCAACCCGACGAACTGGCCGAGCTTATTGCCGACATGACCGCGCACGGTTACGACGCCAAGCAGCCGATCACAGTCTATCAGGGCGATATTCTCGACGGATGGAATAGGCATTGCGCAGCGGTTGCGGCTGGAGTGTCGCCTACCATTGTCAAATTTACCGGCTCAGATGAAGAAGCTGTCTTTTTTGTCCTGCGAATGGGTAAGCGACGGAACCTGAACTCGGGACAGCGTGCAGCCGTGGCAACCGAAGCAGAAGACCTGCTCAAGGTGATTGCGGACGCCGTGGCAAAAGAGAAGGCGCGGAATAATAGCGATGAAAGACGAACACGCGGGAAGGTTGAGGTTACTCAATTAATTGAGTCACCTAAAAAAAACAAGCGAAGCACCGAAGCCAAAGCCGCCGAGATGTTCGGCACAAACCGCACCTACATAAACCAGGCAGCAAAGCTCAAGGCAACGTCACCGGAAACACTTGCGAAAGTGAAGGCGGGAACTGTAACAATGACCCAAGCCCTTCGCGAAATAAAAGAAGCCAAGCGTGAAGCTCGCCGCGAAGAGAACCGGGCAAAGGTCGCAATGGTTGAATCCCCTGCCGACGTTGCGGAATCGGGTGCGAAGTTTTCCACCATCGTCATTGACCCGCCGTGGGATTGGGGCGACGAAGGCGACAACGACCAACTCGGACGAGCAAAGGCTGATTACGCCACCATGAGTTTTTCGCAACTTATGGACCTTCCCGTTGAACCGTTGGCCGATGACGATTGCCACCTGTATCTCTGGATCACGAACCGGAGCCTGCCCAAAGGATTTTCACTCATGGAAAAATGGGGATTCCGCTACGTGACTGCGCTAACCTGGGTCAAGCCACATTTCGGAATGGGCAACTACTTCCGGGGCCAAACCGAGCACGTCCTTTTCGGTGTGCGGGGAAGCCAGCCGTTAAAAAGAAAGGACGTGGGGACCGTGTTTAGCGCGTCGCGTGGACCCAACGGACACAGTTCAAAGCCCGTCGAGTTTTACGACCTTGTGGAAAGTTGCTCCCCTGGCCCGTACCTCGAGATGTTCAGCCGATCAGATCGGCAGGACTGGCAAACGTGGGGGGAGGGAGCATGACCTACGACTTCCAAGAGCGCCTAGAATTCTCGAAGGGATCACGCCAAACAACCGATGCTGCCACAATAATGCAACTTTTGGATGGGTGCGCTTCCGTAGATTCTGCGACAACTGAGATGGACAAGCGGGGCGTTGATTATATCGCCCGGCTCAGGGGCGGGGCAAATGTATTTGTGGACGCAAAAACGCGGTCAAAAGGTTGTTCAAAATACTGGCAGGGGCAGCCGGAACTAGCAATCGAGAAATGGTCAGTCATGCCGGGGGGGAAGTTTGAGACGCGGACGGGGAAGGCCGGATGGTCGCTAGACGAGGCGAAGCTGTGCCACATGATTCTTTACACATTCGACCCTTCGGACAGTGAGTTGGCGTTCTTGATTCCGTTCCAGTCACTCAGGATGGCCGCCCGCAGAATGATTAATGATTGGATGGGGCGCTTCAAAGTGGACGTGCAAACAAGCGGCGGTTGGCAGTCACAGGCCGTATTTGTGCCAGCCTCGGAAATCATAATGGCAATGGAAGAAACGTATTCAGCAATAACCAAAATATCATGAAAACCTACACCACGAACGACTTCAAAAAATGGGGCTCACAAGGCGGCACCAAGAGCCGCAGGACATTAACCACCGGGCAATCGCAGGCCATGTTGGCGGCAAGAGAGGCGAAGCGCAAAGCCAAGGAGATTGCTGCCACTGAAAAAAAGATTTGACAAATTTAGGTCAATCGCGCAGATTGGCGACGTTCGATGATTGGAAAAGAATCATACGACGAGTCACTTTCTTGAAATTGCCCCGCCTGAGTACTTTTCCTACCAGCGCGGGGCTTTTCTTTCCTGTTACCTACAGGGCGGACAAAGATCCCAGCAGGACTGAGCCGGTCAACTCTCCGTTGGGAGGGCGGACGCGGGCAAGAACTCTCGGCGCGGAGGTAAACACCACGGCCCCGGTCACAGATAGTTGAAAAACGATCAGCCCTAAATCCACGGATCGGGCTGCGGTTTTTTAACAATCCACGTAAGGGGGGCGGGGGATTGCGTTTTTTAGCTCTCTTCTTCTTTCTCACTTCTCAGAGCGAATTCTGGCAACGACCCCCGCTACAAATCAGCACGGAAACAACGCGGCACCCTCCGGTTATCGGTCCCGAAAAATAAATGAAAAATAAACGTTGACTTGGCGCAACGTCACGTGCATATTGATCTCGTAAGCAAAATCAACCCAACCAAAAAAATGAAAAACATCACCGAACTCCTCGCCGAAGCTCAAATGTCCGCCGTTATGGTGGCCGAACAAATCAACTC